CCCATTTTGCCTTGCCCAACATTCTCCTATAGCATCAACGCCGCTACACGCGCCGCTTATAACTTTTGTTATTCTAAATTGTGACTTTGCAATATGATCAAACACCATATCATAATCTTCTATATCTCTTGATCCTGCTATTATAGTCCTCAATCTTCCATCTCCTGTGAATCTAAATAATTTCCCAATAGATCAAGCCAACAGTCTTGACATAATGTAATTGACCAACGTACTCCATCCCCTAACTTAGAGGCATATCCACCAACGTCCGAAAAGTGTAAAAATTCTTGTGTATCTAATACATCTGTAAATTCTTCTTTACATTTATTACACTTGTAGCCTTGAAATGTTTTCTGTGATACCTGTTCTTCTTTATATAATATTCCCATTTAAATAATACACTTTTTCCATTGGTTAAATTTCATTCTTGCCATCAGTCCACTAAAAGTATTATTTTTTATAATACGTTCAATATCAGTTACGCCATCAAATAAGATCATATTATTAATATCCTTTTGTTTTATTTCTGGAGGCCATATTAAAACGCTATGTCCCGATTCGATAGCGGTGTTTAATGACTTACAAATATCTCGATTACGAGGCTCATTATCCCATATTAAAACAGTTTTTTCCTTTGCGGCATATAATGTAGAACTACCTAATGCCGATGATGAAACAGCAATACAATTATCAACAAATAGAGAATCAAAGGCTCCTTCAACTACCCTAATTTGTGTACTAGTATTTATATTATCTAATCCATAAACTAAGTTCTGATACTGATCATTTACCTTAATATTGTTATATCTTAATGAAGAATCTGTGATGGTTCTACCAATAGTACCAATTAACTCCCCATCAAAACCTTTACATACTAATACTGCTCTTTCATCTTCCTTTGGGATAAATTTTACATCACGTTTAAACTTTTCAACAGCCCACTTAGTATAATTCTCGTGGTAAAAGATTCTTTTTCTAGCATTTTGCGGTATTTTACGAGAATTCAGATAATCTACCAAAGTAGAATTGCTACTTGATGATGCTAAGTCTAATGGCGTTTTTCGTATTAAGTGTTTGAACGGTGTGGTCGTTAATTTAGGTTTTGGTGTCTTCTTCTCTTTAGGCTTTTGCGTTTGTTCAAATGTACTCAATACATACTGCTTAAAGAGTGGAGGATTGACAAGCTTTATGAAATTCGATATCGGTTCAGGTCCGTAATTGCAGTTGTGGCACTTTACCTTAAGAATTTGCTTAGGTGATGGGTAAACGTAACACCTTGCAGCTCGAGCATCTTTTTCGGAATCACCACATATAGGACACGAAAAATTTAATTTATAATCTCCGATGACTTTATAATTTGGATACATAGCACACGCTTGCTGTGCGAAGAAAATATCTTTATTCAGATTCATGTTTAATATGCTCTATTAATCTACAACGCATCATTCTAATATTATGAGCCATTACAGCTCTCCAAAAAACTTTTTATGACATTAATTCTCTAATTGAAATTGATTGTGTATAACAATATTTCTTACCATCATGCATACGCTCCATACGTAAAATATAATCCATTGTAGGGTGTTGTATATCTTCTTGGATGAATAAATTCTTTTGTTTATATGGTGGATATCTCTTAATCCAAGTTTTTATATAGTTAATGTGTTTTCATGTTGTATATCACATTCTAATAAAATATCAAGCAAATCTGTCATAATTAAGGTTATAAATAATTAATAATACTATATGGAAATAGAATATGCAATACGCACTTGATGCAAAATCATACCCACTTTATGTTGTAAAAGTATATAAAAACGATCATGTGTTAGACTTAAACGAGTTTAATGCAGATGTTAAAATATTTAAAAATGTAAAGTCGAATCTTAATAGGAGATTCAACAATAAAAATATTGATCTAAGGTTAATCGTAAACCAAATAATTACACTACGTAATGTATTTGAACCCATTGCTGTGGCGAGAATATTATTTTATATAACAGACCCACATTTACATCCTATGGTACTGTCCCTAATATCATTTCTTGGTTTACATGACACTTCAAGAATTCCTGAAGTAAATGATGCTGTTAAGAAAGATGAAAATATCTTCAAAGAGCTTCTAGAGTTGGTTTAGGTTTTGCACCTAACCTTTCTATCGCGGTTTTCTCATCTATAGATACTAAAACAGCATCCTTAAGAGTAGTAATATTCAACCAACCTACTGCTGAAGTGTTAACTCTTACTAATTTATATAAACTATCTTCGAAGGAATAAATTAAACTATCAGACATATGACACCTGTATTGCATATTTCGGACTTTCAGGTTTTGAAGACGATGTAGTTTTAAAATAAACGTTAGCTTTTTGTACCCCATTTTCATGGCTTATTTTAAGCGTAAATTTATTATTCGTTTTTTCGGCATCGTACTTTACTGAATGAATTTCTTTGAAACCTTCATGAATATTATATTTTGTAGTTTCATATTTACCCGTTGCCATGGCATGGATATAATTCAAGTCTGCCAAATGTACTATTTTTTTGGTCAATGAAATGTCACATATATCACTATCTACCAATTCAGAAAATTTATTAAATGCCGCAACACGAGAATCTGGTACAATAATATCACTATCTATAGTAGTAAATGATGTTTGTTTATGATTCATAGGCTTCTGGTGACTATATGATTTAAGTGATATACCTAAATATTCTCCATCTTCAAACCGCAATACAATATCTGCTGGGTTGCTATATTCACAATAACGTTTAACTACTTCATCCTCTTCTGTGGCATTAGGTTTAGCTGTCCAGTAAATTTTTTGCATTTTACCTAAACCCTTACTAGCAGAATATTCAACAATTTTTTGTGCCATAGTAAAGGCGCGATCATTTTCATTCTCTAATATAAAAGATGAAAAGGCCGCTAAAATTTCTGACCAATTGTGAGGTTTTTCAAAATCTACTATTTCGCAATCTGTTATACCTTCTAAATAAAGTAAAATTTTTACTTCATTGTAAGTTCCTTTAAATGAATTAGTATTATATGGCATGGTCTATCCTCTGTAATAATTCTCGCAAAGCACACCTTTCATATTCTAGTAATTCTTTCATGCTATCATTAAAAATTATTGCTCTTGTTAATTGTGATTTCTGAAAATCATTCCATTTGTGCTTTACATTTTCTAAGATATCTTCCACCCTTTCTAATTTCCCTAAACCTAAAGTACTTTGTAAAATTTTCCAATCATCTATTTCTACTTCATTATCAAATTTAACGCCGAAACTCGGACTATACTCAATATATGTACCACGGTCTCTAAAATGTATCTTGCAGATAAAATTTAATAGCAATGGTAAGATGTTATATGGATATTTAGTCTGATACCATTGTGGTACATAAAAAGCATCGTAAGAAAAATCGATACATTCAGATTCAAATATATCTACCTTACGTCTAATTTCACACGCATCTTGCACTACAATGGTATGACAATAAGGGTTAGAATTTTTATAATACTCAAAACCCTTACCAACCAAATAATCACCAAGATCACCCAAACGATCATTTAATAATAAAAAATCAATATCTTTATGCTTACTACCCTTTGGCTTCTTGCCAAACGAACCTACTAATTCTAGTAATTCTGACAATTCTTTAGGTAACTGTCTTCGAATTTGCTTTTCTATATAAAGATAGTATGGATCATTATTATCTATTGCAACTGTATTAAAAAATGATGTCATCTTTCTTATTCTTTGGCTCTTCTTTTTCTGACTTTTGTAAATTTCCAAACCCTAAAAATTCTGGAAGATCGTATAATTTCATACGGTCATAATTTACGCCAATATTAAACTTACGCATAGTATCTTTTCTGGTATACCTAGTTTTTAAAATCTTGAATAGATATTGCTGCATACTTGCTAAGTCATCATCACTAATCGCCGCGATAATTAAATCTGCGGTAGCTGTTACACCAAATGATTCAGCAGCATCGTCTAAATCTGGATCACTGCTAGCAAAACCTGTTCTATTGAATTGGTTAGCAGTCCAAGAAATAAGATCGCGTTTTATGGCAACTGCTCTGACCTCTTCTGATACATACTTAAAAAATGTATTAGTATTCACGCTTCCATTATTTGCTAAACGCTGTGAACCTAACAAGCCAATATAATCGATGATTAATATATCAGGTACAAAGTTTTTCTTTAACTTCAATTCATCTATAAGATTTTCTATATGATGTGAAGAAACACTTAATGGTGCATACTGTTGGATGATAAGTTTACCTTCGCCAGCACGGGCCTTTGAATTGATAATCTTCTTATCATATTCAGCTTGCTCCAAGTCCCTTAGTTCATTAATATTATGATCTAATATATTCGCATCAATTCGCTTGGCAATTTCAAATTCATCCATTTCAAGAGAAATGAACAAAACATTGCTACCAGAAGTCAAATAGCTGGCGGCTAGATGGCACAGTATGAGACTTTTACCAACGTTAACACCGCCTAGTATAAGATTAAAGGTTTTGGAAGGTACTCCTCCGCCTGTTGCCTTATTTAAGGTTGATAAATCAAACGGTATCTTCTCTTCATCGGATTGATAATATTGAAAACGCATTGCGGCATCTTCTAAGTAATCATGACCAACTGATGTATTAAATGTTACAGCTAATGCTTCAGATAATAAAGTGGGTATTGCCGTTGTAGATACGTTCTTATTTGCTCCATCCATTATGCTGATAGATTCGGCAAGGGCATTATTTAATGCTCTATCTTTTGCAAAATCTTCAGCCATGTCATACATAGCATCGAACGATTGCTCGCGGCAATTTACATCATATAAATCTTCTAAACTTACCATAGCCCCTTGTACAAGGGACTCTGGCAAGTTATTTTTAGAGTTTAATAATACTGTAATTTCATCCTTAGTAGGAAGGCAATTGTATTTCGTATGATAATCTTTTAGCGCGGTGAAGATCAAATCTTCGGTTGTATATTGAAAGTATTCTGATTGTAAATGTATACTAACCTTACGGTAGTATCTGTCCATCTGTAAAAGATGTGCTAATATTAAAGTAGAGGATTCCAAACATTAATCCTCTACATCTAAATCAGTTAAATCTCTTTTAGTTCCACCTAGGGTCATATTTTCCTTAACCCAAACATTAATTTGATCCATCACTTCTTTAGTGAAATACGCTTCAGGGTCTTCTTTGATATGCTTACCAAAAATTGCTTTTTCATTTTCTGGTGTGATGTACCTACCACCAGTTTTCTTTTGGAATACACCAGACATTTCAGCCATTTCTAATAGACCAGAATATCGATCTAAGCCTTTATCAAATAGCAATTTAGTTTTTACCTTGGTACCTTCGCGAGTTTGGCGGCTCTTATAAGCAGTTGCCGAAATAATTACACCAACCTGTTCGGTACCCTCCTTTTCCTTTGCCTTGGTTAAGGTAATGATCGTACTAGCAGAATACTTCGCACCACCACCACCAGCAACAACACGACCAGCATACGCATTTCCAATATTTGCATAAGTATGACCCACGGTAACCATAGGAATATTAAGTAAACCCATTCGTAGGGTTAAGACACGAAAAGTTGCTCTCCAAAGACCTGCTTTTTTCATATCAGCAACATTTTTACCATCTAACATATTCTGAGTTTCTGCTTCTGATGAAAGCATACCCATACTATCCAAAACAAATAATACTCTAGGCCTACCTTCTTCAGGAATAGTCTCTATCTTGTCAATGACTCTAGTGGCATATGTTCTAAATTCTTCGATTGTTTTGGGCTGCATAATAGCAACTCTACTACTATCAATGCCGCGCTTATTAAACATACCTTCATCAAGAGATTTTTCGGTATCGAAATAGATGACATCGGCCTCAGGGTTATCCTTAAGAAAATGATAAACCATTTCTAATGCATAAAATGTTTTACCCGTAGATTCTTCACCAGCAAGTAGAAGAGCACGGTTGGAGGGAAGGCCATGAAATAGATTACCAGATATCAATGCATTTAAAGCATAGCAACCAGTATCAACATAGTGAGTGTTGGAGTTTCCTACGATTCCATCAGCAACGATGGAAGCGTATTCATCCCCAGAAGCCTTTATTAGACCTTTGAGATAACTTGACATTATTCACCTTTATTTTTATTCTTATTAAATGAATCAACCGATTGTAACCGATTGGTATTATAAAGTCAATTGTAAACTACAATAGTCGGAGCATTTCTCCAACTTCGCCAAGAGAATAATTTATAGCATGAAATTTTTCGCCTGAGCGCATACCAATTTCTGTAAATGCTGCATCCTTCCCTTCAAGTAAAGATTCTACTTGGCTTGGATCAACCGCAATGGGAATTGGGTCACGTTCGTTTGCCTGAATGATAATTGTACTGGTGTTTTCTTTTTCTTTTGGGGGAAAATATACTAATGCCATTATTCTTGCTCCTGTTTTTGTTTTTCTTCTATAATTGCGATTTTTCTACGTACATTAAGCATCAATTGATACATTGTATGTAAGCCTATTGATTCCTTTTCTAGTTTTATATCTGACAAGACACCGATTAAATCCACCACTTCATTGGCTTCAATAATTTCTTGCATATAAAAATGTTTTGATTCTTTTCTATCTCTACCATTAAATCTAATCTTTCCGAAAAGTTGTTTTAATTTTTCTAACTGCTGCTGCTGCTGTTCCATAATTACTCTTTATAGTTTTAAATAAATCCTTCTAGGTCATGCTTTTCTTGCAAAGTCCACCCTACTGGATTGGTTATCGATTTTAACGGTGCTTCAAATGTCTTCTCAAACATTACTTTATAATTTACATACTTTGCCAACTCATCAGGTAAAATAGATTCATAACCGATAACTGGAGAACTAGCAGGATTGGGTTCGATCAATTCCACCATTTTTATTTTATTCCCTTCTGTGATAGGGTCTAAATCTAAACCCATTTTTCTAATATAATTATTAAATGCTATAGCGGCCTTTGAATGTTGGGGTGTTTTTGGCATATACGTTTCACCATCAGACTCCAAGTACTTATCAATAAAATTAACAGTCTTATTGATAGCTATTTCGTTTAGGTTACGCTTTTTAAATTCCTTTAAATTATCTGCTTTCTGCTGTAATACTGTATCTTCATCAAAACCGTTTAATATTCCTACAACTACTTCCTTCAATACATCTTTAGTATATTCGGGCAGGGTAGATTTAATAATTTCCAATCCCATTATTTTAGATTTTGGCTCTTCGTATCTTTTACCTTCCTTATCATATACATTGCATACATAACGCTTCTTAGCAGACCATATAGCACGATCAGCAATAATTTCACGTTCCATATCCATAGTATTTTCTAGGCAGTTCATGTATTGATATAAGTCTTCATAACCCTTATCAATTATTTTCTGGATTACGTTTTTACAAAATCCATCAACCCAATCTACCTTTTCTTGCTTGGTCATTCCCTCACATTCTTTATCTACGATATTCTTCAAAGACATATAAACGGAATCAGTATCACCATAAACGACAACCTTTTCGTTACCATTAAATTTTGTTAGCTTATCATCAAGAATTTTCATGATCCACTTTAATGCAAGTTGACCAGATGCTGTAATAGATTCAGCAAGGCGAATATCAAACCAATCAGAGTTTGATGATCCCAACATACCATAACAACTATTCAATAAAATCTTGAAAGAGTATTGAAACATATGGTGCTTAGACTTTTTATTCTCTAATCGCTCAACTTCAGCAGGGTCTGGATTATCTGTTGCCAGTAGTGCCGTTAGTTCTAAATCGGCCTCTTTCTTTAATGCTTGTTCTTTTCTTCTTCTACCGAATAAGTCTCCCATTAATTGAGATAAGAATGATCTATTATCATTCGAGTAATAAAAGCCATTTGCAGACATGCATATATCATTATCTTTCAATAGTGATAAGTTGTATTCTTTATTGACCAACTTTTCGGCATCAACATTGGCATAGTTATCATGTAATGCTTCTGGTAAATCATATGCGCTAACCATTGTTTCAATACCCAAATTATATTGGATAATTGTTAATGGATATAGGGAAGCCAAATCAAACGCCACTACCCAATTATACATGGCAGGTTTCGGCTCCATGACATATGCGCCCATGTACTTCTCACTTTTTGTATTTTTAGTAAATTTAATTTTTGGCAGTTGCTTCTTTTCATAAAGATAGCCATAAATCAAACTTTCCCATGTTGCAATAGGAGAAAAAACACTTTCATAATTTACTTTTGCATAATAAGCAATCGTAAATGCCAATTCCAATAATTTCTTTTTAGCATCAATCCTACTCACAAGCTTAACGTCTTGTACGTTATATTTAATAAACTTTGGATAATCTTCACGATATAACTTCATCAAACTACCAACTTCACTGTAGTCTAATTTCTTCTCTCCCAATTCAACATACGCAATAGTATCCAACTTATAATTCTCACGGGGTTCAGGTTCAAATTTCTTATACAATTTTAGATAATCTAAGTTAGATACTCCCCATATTTTTACTATATGAAAAGTTTTATCGTATAGACCACGCTTTTCTCTTTCATCAACAATCCCCCATGGTGACAACTGTTTGGCCTTTTCTTGTCCCAATAGGCGTTTAATTCTATGGAACAAATAAGGCATATCAAAACCTTCGGTATTCCATCCAGTTACAACATGAGGGCAATTATTCTTCCAAAAACTTAGAAAATGGGCTAGCAATTCAACTTCGGTGTTGAATGCCTTATAGTATTCCCCCTCTGGTGCCTCATATACCTCACCATTAGGAGGCAAACCCCATGTAAATATTCTGTTACCATATTCAACTGTAATCCCGTTCACGGGGAATCTAGCTTCTTCTGGTTTTGGGAAACCTTCTGTCGCGTCAACCTCGATATCCAAATTAAATATCTGTATCTTATCTATATCAAATTCGATTGCGCCTTTATAGTTTTGTAACATGAATTGTGTTATCAAATTCTTTGAGCCAAATATTGGCGCATCAGACCTACCACGATAATCTTTTAGAACATCTCGAAAATCCCTACAGTTATCGAATACCTTTGGCATTAGATGTGTGGGGTTTTCTAGACTAACCGTACCAGTTGGATTTTGACTTGGAAAAAACACTTCAGGCATAAAACCATAATGTTTATGATTACCCGTATCATCACGAATGAAAAAGCCATCGCCGCGATTTTCAATATTAAAATACAACAAATTTCTCCTATATAAATACTTATATGATACACAAAAAATAACAAATATTATCAATGGTATATTAAATTATGCCATTCTCGGCAAAAGCTATGCCGCAAAAAGGGCGGAAAATACTTTGAATCCCACCACATAACTCCACGGTCAATGGGTGGCTCAAATAAAAACATTAACTTAGTCTTACTTACTGCTCGTGAGCACTTTATAGCTCATCTACTATTAACTAAATTTACAGTAGGTAAAGATTATTATCGAATGTTAAAGGCCTTAACATTTATGTTGAATAGGCAATCTAAGCCTTATTCAAAATTATACGAAAATATTAGGCAAAAGTATTCCATATCCATGTCTGGTGAAAATAATCCTATAAAGAATGTAATATATCACGAAAATGTTTAGTATATTTATGCACTCAAGAAATAATAATTAATAATGCCATGTATGCACAGAATAAATACTTTAACACATTAGATAAATTCAGAGTAGTTGGTGAAACTAGTACTAATTTAGGGTTTTCTATTCTCCTAAAATAGAATCGCTTGGAACAAAAAATTCTTCGTCAACATTTAAGCCTATCGAATACCCTGTAAATGGGCTGCTAGTTTAGGTTCACCCATATCTAAAACATTATGGGGTAAATCATTACCTTCAGGATAATGACTGTAGTATCTCATTAACATTTGTAAATTACATAAGCAATGCGCCCAGTGCGGGAATCCACTTTCATCATCCAAATATTCTGACTGATGGTTCATTAAGATATAATGGCGGGCGAAACAGGCTATTGGTACTGACCATGCCATACCCTTTGCCCAATTCCATGCAGCATATTTTTCTTTTCCGTATTCCCAGACCCTAATAACAGCATCCATATAAAATTCTTCAGAATTTTGGGCCATTGCATAATTACACATGAATTGATAACTATCGAAAAGGTCTTGTTCAATTCCATGTTTTTGAAATTTGGAAAGAAGACGCACTGATGCTTGTAAGCATTCTTCAGGGGTATAATGTAACTTTTCATCTACTAATAAGCCCTCCAAGAACATAAGAGAATAATCAGGTTTTCCTGTATTAAATCTTGCTCCCGTACCCCTTTTATTACTACTAATGTCTCCTACAGACATATTCACCTCTATTATAAATATGATTATGAGTGTAAATGTAAGCCCTTTAATAATTCTTCCCGCTACTGGCGGCAAGAAAGCAGCTAGACAGAATGATACTGTCTATGCGTATTACTATGGCTACATTGTGCAGGGATCACCTACAGTTTATATAGGTGATGCTCCAAATCTTGAAATTTTAAATCCTTTTGCTAGTATTACAGAAGGGGATACAATGCCCCCCTTTGAAGTTGTAGTTTACGATAAAGGATTTATTGTCGCTAATGAAATGGCCTAATCGTCAAAGTACTTAGAGTAGGCATCTATATCAACATCATCATCAGCTTCTGTTAACGTAGAAATTGCTTCTGGTGTTGGCTCTGATAATTCCTGTGGGGGCATTTCAGGCTGGGGTGCCATTGCTTCAGTGCCAGCAGATGGAACTTGTTCGGCAATCATACCTTCACCAGTTACACGATTGAAACGTTGTAATTGAGCTTCATATGTATTCATTTCCTTTTCAAATTTGAATTCTTCAACGTCATATAAACGTTCGATCAATGCGCCAAGCTTATCCACATCACCATCGAACAATGCAGATGGAGCAGAAAATTTACTATTTTCATATGATGTTTGTGCGCGTTTTCCACTACCTGTCTTATGGATACGTAGGTTAAAATCCGCGCCGTTCCAAAAATCAAACGCCTGAATAGCCATATCTTCTTCGAACTTTGGACATGCAGCATCAAGAATCATATTTCTCAAATAGTTACCAAACTTAAATAAGAAAACCTTACCTTCATTACTAGGATTTGCAGGGTCTTTAATTACCAAGATATTAGCAACGTGGTGATGTTTTTTAGTTCGAGCTTTGATATTATCTGCTACAAGATCACGGTCATGGTTTGCAGCTTTCCAGTAAGTACTATTACTTTCACAAACTGGACATTTACCATCATCTAAAGTAGTTCGGCATTTATCTATGAACCATTGACCGGGCTTGCCTTCAAAGTAATGATCATAATAAGTCTGAAAAAAAGTAACACCATCAATACTTGGTAGAAAACGAATAACCGTAGATGCATTTCCAGCGTCATCACGTTCTGGATACCACATACGTTCGTCTTGTTTCTTTTCGTAGGTTTTCTTAGGGGATAGTTTTTGCTGTAGTTCAGCAGGTGATATTGCATTCTTACGAAATGCATTTAAGTTTGCTCTTGCCATTTTTTTCTCCTGTGCTCTCTGACACTTTTTATTATTATTTGGCTATTGTATTATCTATTATTTGCTTTATTTCAAAATGATTCATAACTAAAAAAGTTTTGTACTTATTAATTTTCGTTGCATATTTCTTGAAAATACTATCTGTACAAAGGTCTTTATTTCTTTCTATAAACTTAAAGAAAATATCAAAAATAGTTAAGGTTTCCATATTTATCTTACCACGAATAAACATTTGTAAAATAATTGGTAAAGCACCATCCTTCGAAATGCACAGCTCTTTTAGGGATAATCCCATATTCCCCAAGGTTACCAAATCACTGTAGAAATATTTTGATAACTTGCTGTTAACCTTAACCCAGTTATTATAACACTCAAATGATTTTTCTTCAAGCATATTATACGAAGAAAAATCATCTTTCTTAGTAAAATTAGCAATGAAAAAATCTTTTACCGCTTGGTGAGTTTTTAGACGCAATGAAAGTTTATAGAATAATCCCCTATCGCGGCGCTCTAAAAAAGATTGATGGTTGGCATTAACCTTGCCGTTGTATTTATTATAGTTATAAGACTTGGCTGTAAAATGCCTACTGACTGCTAGGTACTCTATATATGCGTCGAATGCTTCCATTAAATTATATCATCATGCTCATTAATAACATGATATTCATCTTCTAACTGTCGTTTAAAGGTTGCACTTAGAAGAGATGCGGCCTTATCACTATCAATTCCAAATCTTGTCGATACAGTTAAAATTGCTTCTAGCAGGCTATTAGGATATTCAGTATCTAAACAATTTTGAATAGCCTGATTAAAGGGATTAAACTGTTCGGGTGTCATGTACTGCCCCTCTAATATTAACTGACCTCTCACCAAAAAAATTATTATAATCAATTGGAGGAAATGTAACTTCATATAGATAGAAATCACCTACAGGTGGATAAACTTCTTCTAATGCTTCCATAACATAATCCATAAAGCCTATAGAATTAACATCACTAATTACTTTAAACGGTACCACTACATTTGTAGTAATAGTTTCAACTGACACAGATTTTCGCGGGGTAACTAAAAATACAGGTGATGGAGCTATTAAGATAGGCTTCGCGAAACTTTTCTGAAGTTGATTATTTAACCAGTAATTATTTACTACATTTGATAATATATCAACTGTAGTATATTCAGACTCTAAAAAATCTTTTAATTTTGCTGTCATTTATATTTCCTTTTCTCTATCATTCTGACGATAAAGCCAACTATTATCAATTCGATAAAGCATATTTTATGTTTACAGTTCTTGTTGTGACACATTTCCTAAACTCCTAGAATATTCATAATATTTCTTTACCTTTTTCATCTTCGCCTGAATCATATCTTCATCTGGGTAAAAATTTAAATTCGTTTTAGCGTTAAGCATGTTTACAATCGCCCACAAATCATTCAATTCCTCAAATAATCTTTCAGCATTAGATTTACCTATTGGTTGATATATTTCCTCTAAGCCAAATTGTTGGGATTTCAATGCTTGTTGAGCCACTTCATTGCACTCTTCTGCTAATTTGGTCAGGAGGAATTGTATATTATCCATTTAAATACCCCAATTTATGCTCCTTAAAGGCCCGTACAGCCGAAGGGGCAATGTTCTCTAACTCTTCTAGTATGGCTTCAGCATATACACGAATTTCATATTGCGCGTGAGGATGTAGACGCTCGCCCAAAAATTTGAACCAATTGATTAAGTTAGCAGTAGCAAACATTTTAGTATATGTACCTACTGGTAAAACTGTTCTCGCTAACTCTCGTGGACAACCCTTATCAATCAAACTATTATATAATGCAAAAGATGATTCGTTTGAACTTCGCATACATTCTTGCATAACTTCTGCCATTGGATGCACTTCATCTGTTCGCATTTGTTTGTTATCTTTTGACTGCGTAGTAATCTGTGAGGCTTCTGGAATATAATATTCCTCTGGAAGCTGTGCATATCTTGCACTAATCTCGTTATATGATTGCGTTCGGTGCCTATGCCATTGACGCACTACAAATATTGGCGCCTTTATTTGAAACGTTGCAACAACAGATTCGAATGGTGTATTATGATCATTTTTCATTAGGTAGTTTATTAAACGCTCATCGGTACTTTTACCTTTACCGTCATAACTCACTCGTGCACTTCTAACTACACTTAAGTCATTACCTAACGAATCTACTAAAATTAACTCACCGTGATCTAAAATTTTGTGTACTTTATTCATTGATTTTTATTATCGGTACCTAGCAATTGCCTTTCTATTTTTAAAAAGTATTGTATAACTTCTAATTCATGTTCATCTAATGGTAAAATTTGCGGGTAGGTGTCTATCATTTCGAAAAATCTTACCATCTCTAACTCTACCATTCCATATTTCTTAATCCTTGAATGAAAGAATATAAGTTTATTATTTATTCTTATCTCATAGGAATCCATTCCTAATCTATTTAACGTATCCCCTTGTACGATATC